TATTACAAAAGATTGTAAAGAACCTGAAGCTGAGGTGGCATATGCACAAGTGTTGGAGTTCCGTCAACCAAAATTGGTAGATGAATCTGAACCTGCTGTACCATCAAAATGGCCTGATTATGTGCCATTTGGTTTCTTTAAAGATATGCGGAACATTGTAAGCAGTAAACAATTCTATCCCGTATTCATTACAGGTTTATCAGGCAATGGCAAGACCTTAATGGTTGAGCAAGTGTGTGCTGAATTAGGTCGTGAATGTATCCGTGTCAATATTTCGGTTGAAACTGATGAGTCTGATTTACTTGGTGGTCCTACATTGGTGAATGGTAATGTGGTCAATCGTGATGGACCTGTATTGATTGCCATGAAGCGTGGCGCAGTTCTATTGATTGACGAAGTGGACCGTGGTAGTAATAAATTGATGTGTTTGCAAGGCATTATGGAAGGCAAACCACATTACAATAAGAAATCTGGTGAAATGGTATATCCAAAGGACGGATTTAATATTATCGCTACAGCCAACACCAAAGGTCGTGGATCGGATGAGGGCAAGTATCTGTCACAGATTTTAGATGATGCGTTCCTTGAACGGTTTCCGATCACGGTAGAACAGGAATTCCCTGATGCTAAGACCGAGAAAAAGATTCTATCTCCATTAATTGCTGATAAGGATTTTGTTGAGAATTTGGTACAATGGGCTGATGTGGTTCGTAAATCTTACCTTGAAGGTGCTACTGATGAGATTATCTCCACTCGTAGATTGGTACATATTGCCAAGGCATTTACAATCTTTAAATATAAGATGAAAGCCATTACATTATGTGTGAATCGTTTTGATGAAGAAACTAAACTGGCATTCCTAGATTTATATTCTAAAGTGGATGCCTCCGTGGAATCTCCTGCTAATACGGCATCAACATTAGCGGAAACTGAACCACCTACCATTCTAAATTCATTATAAATGGTAGAGTTGTATCATATGGTTGCCAACCAACCATAACACCTGTATAATGGTTGGTGTAGCGGTATCAGAAGTTTATATTATGTTTAATTTAAAAAGGATTTAAAAATGGCATTAACAGTGCGCAAAGGTAAAGTAAACCGTCATGAGAAAATTACTATTGTATTACTTTCAGGCAAACCAGTTTCACCACAAGAAATTGCTGAGTGTTTCAAAGGTACCGACCAAGAAAAAGTATTGTATCGTTTGAGTACCAATATCTACAATATCCGTAAAGATGGTGGTATCGTGAAGGTCATCAAAGATGGTCGTAAGGTAACTGGTTATCAATTGGTTAACTTTACAGAATTTGATTCCAATGGTCGATTCAAAGGTGTGGTTACTAAATCGGCAACGCCTATTTCACCAGTTGTAGTTCAAGAAAAAGTATCTGCTTAAGGAATATATAATGAACAAAACCGATCTATTATTAGTATTACAAAATCCAGAATTGTCCAAAGTATTATTGAACTTGTTATCAAAAGATAATGCAGTGGCCGAAGAAATGCCAGCATTGAAAAATGTATTATTTGATGATCAGGTAAGTTTACCTAAAGCCCCTGAAATTGTAGATTTGCGTGATAATGGCCATCGTGCGGCCTCACAATTTGTTGATAATCATACATTCAGCATTGGCCAACAAATTACGATTTGGTATGGTGGCCATGAAAGTGGATTGCGTGGTGCATTTACTACTAGAGGTTTACTTCCTAGTATTAATACCTTACTTAAAGGTAAAAAGTATAAGGTTAAAATTACTGGTACTTGTCTTGGTACTCCTGCTAAGAAAAAAACTGCGTAACCCAACTTTTAATATAAGGAATTTACTAATCATGGATAAAAAATACGACAGGTTCGATTTTGAACAACAAATTTTAAAATGTTGGAATGTTACTGATGATTTGCGTGAAGTATCTGAATACTTTTTGGATCACCACGATTCCAATTTTACCAAAGATAAAGTGGCCAATACATTGATTGGTTATGCCGAAATGTATGACATTAAGTTTAATAAACTATGGGATCAGTTTGAATCTGTGGTGATGGGTTTGGTTCATGAGAACAAAATGTTGAATGAAGAATGTTCTGCAATGCGTGCACAATTAGCTGAAGCTGAAGGTAGTTATGGTGCTGGTCGTAGTCCAACAAACCAAGGTGCAGGACATCCAACATTATTTGGTAAATTAGATTTACAAGGAAATGGCATTCCTACAATTAAAGGTAAAAAGAAATGAAGGATATCAATTTAATGTTGGTAGTTATTATTGGTGTATTACAAGTTGGTGATGTATTAACTACTGAAAAGATTCTAGGTGAAGGTGGTACAGAATTAAACCCCGTAATGCATTGGTTATTTGATAAGTGTGGTATGCACAATGCTCTTGTAGTCAAGGCACTTTTTGTTATTATCTTGGCTATTTTAGCTGATGCATTTGTACCAATTGCATTGATTCCTATTGCAATAATGTATACTGGTGTTGTTGGTTGGAACCTTTATCAAATTAGAAAGATGAAATAATGCGGTACATTGCAAAACCTAGTATGTTTAATAATAATGGACTCAAGGAGTTTACGGAGGCCAAAGATGCTGTATTATACTTGAATAAGGTTCTTAACGATGATAATGTGAGTCCTCACCTCGATTATGTTTTCATTGCACCTAAGGCGTCTCCTAAGCAGTTGAAACACGCCATTGAGGAGTATGTGGGTATTGGAAAGCTCCAGATCGTTGCTTAAATACAACGCTTTACAAAATAATGCTTGTGGTATCCTGTGGTACCTGTATAATGGTTATATTAATTGAGAAAGAGAATATATTATGGGAACTAGATCGCTTACATTTGTATATGAAAAATATGGACAAATCCAAAAACCAGTAGTTAATATGTACCGCCAGTTTGATGGATATCCTAAAGGACATGGTGCTGAGTTGGCAGAGTTTTTGAATGGTGGTCGTTTAGTGAATGGCCTTAGTGCAACCAAAACAGTCAAAGAAGTTGTATTCAATGGCATGGGTTGTTTAGCGGCATCGATGGTTGCTCACTTTAAGCAAACACCTGGTGGTTTCTATATTCATCCTGTTGATATTACCGATTGTGGTCAAGATTATGAATATCACATTTATGATAGTGGCAAAGGTTTGTATATCGAAGTGGTAAATTGTGGTTGTAATTTCTTTGGTATGAGTGGTGATACGCATGATATTATTTTCAAAGGTAATTTAAAAGAGTTTACTGAATTCTGTAAAGAAAAGGAAACAGTATGAGAATCTATACCGTAAGAGTTGGTAAACAAAAACTAAAAGAGTTTGCCACTAAAGAAGAAGCTCAGAAGTTTATGTTGGATTATGTATTGATGCAAAATGAATATGTATTACAGCAGGTTTATCTTGATGAAGCATTAGAAAAATCAGATTTAAAAGAATCTAAAGAAGTATTAAAACATATAATGGAGTTATAGTGAAAATTGCTTTAGCATCCGACATCCACTTGGAGTTCGGAGATATCAACTTACAGAATCAAGAAAATGCCGAAGTATTAATACTCAGCGGCGATATCTGCACAGCTAAAGTATTCAAAAAAGGTGGTGAACAAAGAAAGAGAGTAATCGATTTCTTTAAGAGAGTTTCTTTTCAATTCCCACAAATTGTATATGTAGTGGGTAATCACGAGCATTATGATTATGATATTGCTAAGACATATAGAACATTAAAAGACCAATTAACTGTTTGGCCCAATATCCACATTTTGGAAAAAGAAACATGGACACTTGATGATGTTACCTTTGTTGGTGCCACATTGTGGACTGATATGAACAAAGATGATTCATTGACAAAATGGCATTGTGGTCAGAAGATGAACGATTTCCAGTTAATCAAGAATAGTAATCGTAAGACACATCACAAGAATGTAATCTATGTGAAGAATCCGGATAACTCTGGTACACTATTAAAGGATGCCAATGGTGAATTGGTTATTGATAGAGTTGACCATTATGAGAAAGATTCTAGGTTTTCGGTTGAAGATTCTATTCAAGACCATGATAAGGCGGTAGATTATATCAAGATTGCTGTTGCTGATAAGTCGAAAAAGTTTGTGGTTTGTACACACCATGCACCAACATTTGAAAGTGTTGCTGAATGGTATAAACATGATACACTAATGAATGGTGCATTTGCTTCGGATTTATCTGACCTAATTATAGAGAGGCCACAAATTAAATTGTGGACTCATGGTCATATGCACAATATGAGTAACTATTGGGTGGGTGATACGCAAGTCGTTTGTAATCCCCGTGGTTACATTGGTTATGAAAGTGGTGCAAACTTCTTTCAATTGAAATATTTGGAGGTATGATGGTAACAAGGCATGTTAGTCAAGAAGATTATGATTTACTCCAAAAAGCCAAAGAAGGAAAGCTCAAAGAACTAACAGATGAGGAAATCAAAGCAGTTTATGGCGAATATTTTGATGTTGAAAACTTTGATTGGCTTCATTTGCAATGTATTCAAGCAATACTAAGAAAGGCACAAGAGAAATGATGGACTTAATTATTTATGGATGTTTAATTGTTCTTTATTTAGCAGTCTTAATTTACTTTGGTGGTATCATTATTCAAAAAGATATGGAACATAGAAGGAAAAGGAAAAAGAAATGAACAGAAATGATGTATACTTGGCACTTGACTTAGAACTCAATAATGCCGAAGATGGTTCTACACCCAACCCACCGATTATTCAGGTGGGTGTGGCTGTTGGTAACTATGCAAACTACATCAACAACAATTTCATTACTCGCAAGTGGTATTTTGATCCACATGAGCCAATCTTTCCTTTTATTACCAGATTAACTGGCATTACTGATGAAGATGTGGTTACCAAGTCGGTGACTCACCAACAGTTTGCCGAAGAATTTGGTGATATGATGAAACTATATAAACCATTTGTTAATCCCGTTACATGGGGTGGTGGAGATTCATCCGAGTTGAAAAAGGAAATGGTAGATAGAAACATTCCTTTCCCATTCTTTGGACATCGTTGGATTGATGTAAAGACTTGGTATGTTTTAAGATTACTGGCAAATGGTAAAAGACCGGCCGGTGGCTTGAGTTCTGCGATGAATACCTTTAAAATGAAGTTTCAAGGTGAAGCCCATCGTGCTGATGTGGATGCTTTGAATACTTTGAGATTGTTTTTCTGTATTTTAGAAAGGCAAGAAAAGATTCAGACTATGATAGAACAGGTGAAAGAACTATGATTGAATTACTATGTGCGCTTGCTCTTGGTATGGTGTTTGGATATTTACTAAAAAAAGAACAACAACCACCCATTGTCGATATCTTACAAAACCAAGTAGAACAATTGGAAAAAGATGTAGACTATTATAAAGGTTTGTGTAAGTGGCATTCCGAAAGAAATAAACAATGAGTGATGGCGGCAAAGGTAGTTCATCGAGGCCTTATTCGGTTTCTAGAGATGAGTTCAATGAACGCTTTGATAAAATCTTTGGTGAAACACAATCAAAACATTGTGATACTTGTGGTAAATTACCTAGTTGGTGTTCTTGTAATGGTGTGAGTATTGATATTAAGCGAGTTGAAGATGACCACTTGACTAATGATTCACCTAAACCAACCGATGTTGAAGTAACAATAAAGAAAACCTGGGAGTTTTAAATGAAAGTGTGGCTTAGCAATTACAGAAACCATTGGATTTCTCCATATGTAATCCTTAAAAAGGTTTGCTTTTGGGAGAAAGATGAGGATCGCATTTACAACCTCAAAGAAGAAGTTAATAATCCATATGAGAAATGGGTTAATTTCTTGGATCCAATTTGCAAAGCAATACAGAAGGTTCTTGATTTTGTCCACCCTCGTTTTAATTATGTGAAACTTGACCGGTGGGATACATGGTCAATGGATCATACATTGGCTTATATGATTCATCCAATGTTGATTCAGCTAAAAGAAACCAAGCATGGCGCTCCATTTACTGATGATAAGGATGTACCAAAAGAATTAAAGAGTACCTCTGCGCCTCCCAAAGAGAATGAATGGGACACAGATGAGTTCCATTTTCAAAGATGGGATTATATTCTCGATGAAATGATTTGGGCATTTGAACAAGAGCTCAAAGATGATGATGAGTCGGCTTTCTTTGACCATTCTGCATATGATAAACCTGATGGAAGTAAAAGTAATCACAAAGAATGGTTTGATGATATGACTAAATCTCAATCTAAACTCAAAGTAAATTGGAAAGGTTTGAAAGAACACCAAAAGCGTAAAGCAAATGGATTTAGATTATTTGGTAGATACTACCAGAATTTGTGGGATTAATATGATACCTTATATTGATTATTATAATGCGAAGAAATCTTTGACTATGGCTGAGGAAACTATTCGCATGATGAATGATCCCGACAATTATATGTTGGAAGCACAAAGAGATATGCGACAGTTGGAAGTGGAATATTACCGAGAAACTTCTGTTAAGTTTACCATTGGTCTATTGACTGTTGCCGTGTTTTGTGTTACACTATGGTATCTATATTTAAAAGGAATTATAAATGTTTTCTAAAGCAATTGATTATGTTAAAAAGAATATCTACATCATTGTTGGTGGGTTATTGCTTGGGTTCTTTGCCTATAATACATATACTAGTTTTGTAAACCCTCCAGATTTGAGAGAGTTTAAAGGTTCGATTCAGAACCATTTGGTGTGGTCTAACAAAGGTGAATGTTTTTTTGTACGACCATATAGTGGTAGTACCGTATATTTAATTAAAGTGGAAGATTGCGATAAGAAATGAAAACCAATAAGGATTTTAACCTAAGTAAAAGCAGTAAACGTGCACTTGCGATGATGTCTACTGAAAAACGTAGCCATTGGAAAGGTATGTTAATACAAGCAGAAGTTGCTGAAAAAGATGCCAAATTGGCTAAAATTCGTGAACCTAAAGGAGAAGTGAAATGAGTTTATTTGTGGAAATTTTTGATCTAGAGAAGAATTGTAATATTATTATTAACCTAGAATCAGTATTAGAAGTTGCACCTAAGCAAAAGTTGGTCAATGGTCGTCTTGTTGATGATGGTTGTGATATCTTCTTTGCTGATGGCGCTGCTGTTGGTGGTAAGCGTGCAATGAAGGTTCGTGATTCATATGCAATGTTTAAGCAATTTGCTATGCAAACTGTATCAGCCTCCGATGTTGCTAAGGTCAACGGCCGCATCTCTGCTGGTGTTACCAAAGAACCAATCAAAATCCCAACTCTATGAGTTTCTTTAAATTAGTATGTGAGGATGAGACCATACCATTTGGTCCATTCAATCTAACACAAAAATTTCAAACTGATGAATTAGGTTGTATTCTCGGTAATCTCACCAAATTCTTACATTGTTGTGGTTACCTTTCTGGTGATCAGATCATAGCACTTGGTCGGGATGTTGTATTGGATGAATGGCTTAATGATGATTTGGATGAATTCACAGAGAAATTATTTACAGGAACGCCGATCCCAAAAGAATAAATAAAGGGATAATCTTCAATCTTTCATAGGAATCCCATGTTTATTCTAGTCATCGACCCATCAGGTCTCACATTAGATTGGTGTTTACGCTGTGTTGCAGCTGGACATACTGTTAAACTCTATACAAAAGGATCTAGATCCTCTCATATTGGCCAAGGTTTAGTAGATAAAGTCACCAACTGGAAACAGTATGTTAAGGTTGCTGACCTAATTTTTAGTGCTGATAACCTAGAGTTCATGGATGATATTGATGACCTAATCAAAAAAGGTTATCCAGTATTTGGACCAGGTAAAAAGGCAGCTAAGTTAGAATTAGACCGCATGTATGGCCAAGATGTTATTAAAGCATTTGGTGGCCCCATTATTCCTTCCCACGAATTCAAAAATTACGACCAAGCTATCTCGTTTGTTAAAGAGAACCCAAAGCGTTATGTCTGTAAACCTTGTGGTGAAGAAGAAGATAAATCTCTTTCGTATGTTGCCAAAGATGAAGCCGACCTCATTGGTTTCTTAACTAAGCGCAAAGAAAAAGGTAAGGGTTCTCCTTACTTTATTCTCCAAGAATTTAAAGCTGGTACAGAAATTGCTGTAACTGGTATATTCGGTCCTGCCGGTTGGATGGACTTCTGGTGTGAAGGTTGGGAATTCAAAAAGCAGATGAATGGTGACCTTGGTGTGAACACAGGTGAAATGGGTACTGTTACTCGTTACACTAAACAATCCAAGATTGCTGATATTCTCATGACGCCAATGGCCGAAGAATTACACAAGATTGGTTATGTTGGCATGCTCGACATGAATTGTATCATCGATGAAAAAGATGGTACTCCTTGGCCGATGGAGTGGACCGCACGACCTGGATATCCTATGTGGAATATTATGCAACCACTCATGAAGAATGAGGATCCTGCTGAATGGATGTTGGACTGCATCAAAGGTAAAAACACACTTGAAGTTGAATATAAAACCTGTGTTGGTGTTGTTATGGCTAACTCAGACTTCCCATTCAATAAGAAAGATGAAGATGAATATTTGGACTTCCCTGTATTAACTGAAGGAGTTCCACACAAACATTTACATCCATGTGAAATGAAACTTTCCAAGACTGTTAAAATGATTGATGGTGAACTTTGTGAGAATGTACCAGAACTTGGTACTGCTGGTTCATACATCATCGTATTAACTGGATGTGGAGATTCAATCTCCGAAGCCAAAGATGAAGCATATGAGAATGTTAAGAAAGTTAAACTTGGTAATGATCCACAGTATCGTACAGATATTGGTGAGAAATGTGAAAAGGGTTTGGCAAAGTTAAAGAAATTTGGTTACTGTAAAGACTGGAAGTATTGACCTATTGATTGATTTGTGTTATACTATTGTTATGAATATATTTTACCTCTCTAAAAACCCCATTCAATGTGCTCAGATGCACGTTGATAAACATTGCGTGAAGATGATCCTTGAATATGCTCAACTACTTTCTACTGCTCATCGTGTTCTTGATGGTACTCCCATTATCGGCCTCAGTAAAACTGGTCGAAAGCAAACTCGATATGTTCTTCCTGATGGCCGTGATTCTACTCTTTATTCTGCTACTCATATCAATCATCCTTCAGCAGTTTGGGTACGAAGAACATCATCCAATTATATGTGGCTGGCTGAACTGCTAGAAGAATTGTGTATTGAGTATACCTATCGATACGGTAAAATTCACAAAGTTGAAGCTTCTGATTTGATGCAGACACTCAAGAATATTTTTCCAAAAAACATTCCAGAAGGTCCTTTTACTGAACCTACTCCTGCTATGCCACCGGAATTAATTATTCCTGGTGATTCCATTACCTCATATCATAATTACTATATAAATAATAAGACACACCTTGCCAGTTGGAAGGGTAAAGTGAATTCTCGTAAACAACCGGAGTGGTACCATGCCATCGTATGATTTTGTAAATAAAGAAACAGGTGAACGTGAGGAACATAGAATGTCCTATACAGTCCTTGACCAATTCAAAGCAGACAATCCCCATTTAGAAATGCACATTTTTGCAGAGAACTTTCCAGTATACTCTGATGGTTCTCG